GAAACTTACGGAACACCTGGAATACCCGATTTACTAGGAGTTTATATAGATAAATCCTTAAAGAAGAATGTTTCTTTTTGGTGTGAATTGAAATTAACAAAATTTAACAAACTTGATTTGTCACCTTTTCAAATTGCGTGGAATATTAAGCGTTATTCTCTTTGCCAAGATAATTTTATTATGGCCAAGGGGGTGGAAGAGAGGAAGATTTTCTTTTGGCCAGGAGCCGTGGCCCGTGAGCTTGTCATCAACTACAAGGACGTTGAACCCTTGTTCACGGTCGACCAACCATGGACGCATGTGCTTGAACCTGCTCTCAAGCGTGTGCTTGTGCATGTCCCTTAGAATTTTGGGAGATAATATTTGCCCTGGGACTCCAGCTCTTGGTAATATTTTATTACTTTCCAGATGGCAGCTTGCTCCGCAGCTGAATCGCTACGGAGCATCTTTCTTCTGAGGCGGGCCATTTCTTGACCGGTGGTCGTGAGCCTATGATCTTGGTTCATCTGCCTTCCTCTTCTTGTGTATGTAATCGTTCCACCTGGACTCGTCAAAGTTTGGTGCGTGTCGCTGAGCAAAACTTTTAATTTTGCTTGCGACTGCCTCAAGATCTTGGTCGCCTGGTGCTGTGCATGTTTCTGCTTTTTGCTGTGCATCATAAACAATGTCGGCTAGTTCTTTTAAGTGCTTCTTTGTTATTGTCATAACATTCTTCCTTTCTTTTTAGATCTACGAAAAGACTCCCGGTCTTTATCCTTCGCATAAAATAGATCTGTATAAGTGTGCATGATCATTAAGCCTAAATTTCACACGCCACCCTCAAACGAGGCTTGGGTTTACACTTATATAATTTTATATATCAGATCTTACCTGGGCGTACAAGAAAAAAATGGTCATATTTTATTACCTTGTAGCTCCCCAGGGCCCGCAGCTCCGGATCGTGATTCGTCATAAATTATTACTTTTGAGCTTCCAGGTAAGCTGCCGGCGTGAGCCGTGATTCGTCATAAATTATTACTTTATGAGCTGACCTGGTGCTGGGGTGCTGGTGCGTGATTCGTCATAAATTATTACGGGTGTGCCTGTGCTTGAGCCTGCGTCCTCTGCCTGTGCTTGTGCGTGCGATTGTGCTTGTGAATTTTTCACGGCCCACGGAAAGCTGCTTGAGCTTGTGCGTGTGATTGGTAATATTTTATTACTTTTAAATAAAAAAGACCTGGGGGCGCATGAGCATTTTGGTAATATTTTATTACTTTGCCCTGACGCCCCAGAAATTTTTTGAGTCATAAATTATTACTAGTCAAAAATTTCTATTAAAGAATTTTTCAAAGGATAATTATCTACAAATCCGTTAATGTCATTAACGTCTTTTCCTGTTGATGACTCATACTTTAAGACCAATTCTTTTAATAGTCTTAATTCACCGTTAAATCTATCCAATGATTTTAAAATTCTGATCTCTTGGCTTAATTCGATAACAGAATTTTCTTTCATTTCTACTATTTCGTTTATTTTCATTTTAAATACCTCACGAATATTTATTAATTAATTATATAAATATAGGTATTTTTATATATAATACAAACAGAATATTCAGAAAGGAAAAAACAATTATGAATATTAGAAATGTACTAGAAAGACTTAGAAAAGTTTATCAAGATGAACATTCTGAGGATTTCACAAAATGCGAACTAATGGAAAATATCCTTAGGGGCTATCAAAGAAAAATTGAGGATAGAATACAAGAAAAATTCAGAAATGGTTTTTTTGATATCTCAATTCATACTACTAGAAATATTATCAGAAAAAAAATAAACGCAATTGCGGATTTACTTAATATGCAAATTGAGGGGCTATTAGATAATTCTAATATCAATCTATTTGTTTGTTATGAAGAAAATCAGTTTTATGTTTCTGAGTATTTTATAACTACTACCGATAACAGAACAATTTCGCAAGATGCATATGAAAACGATTATTTCACTTGTACAGAATGCGATAATATTTGTCATAATGATGACTCAAGAACATATTATGAAAATGATGATGATCTTTATTGTTATGACTGTATTAATGATAATGGTTGGTATTGTGATTACCATGATGATACTCATCATTCAGATTATCATTGTGATGAAAATGAAGATGAAAATCCGAATTACAATCTTGATGATTTTAATAGAAGAATATTTCTTCATTTTTTAGGTAAGGCAATTGCTGAATTGGGAATACAAAACGCAAATGTATTAATCGATAGTGTTTTGTTTTATGGTATTGAGGTTGAACTCCATACTAGACATGAAGTTATTTCAAGATATGACATTGTTGAAAAATTTCGTGATACTATGAATTACAATGATGTAGGAATTCACAAAGAATTTATTCTTTGTAAACATGATGGCAGTCTTCATGCTGATCATGGTTTCGAATTAGTATCAACAAATGCAACATTTGATTTTCACAAGAAAACATTTTGGAATAAGTTTTTTAATCTTAATCCAAATCAATATGTGAAAGCATATCATGGTTATAATTGTGGAATACATATTCACTTTTCACGATCAGCATTTACTACTAATCAATTAAGACGTTTAAATTGTTTCTATAACAATCCAAAAAACAGAAATTTGATTGTTGAAATTGCTGGTAGAGATGAAAACAATTATTGTAAATTTCATTCAATGATTGATTTTAATTCTTCGATTAAGACGCATGGTTGTAAATATTCTGTTATTAACTTCGATAATAAGGATACTGTTGAAGTAAGAATATTTAGATCAAACATTAAACCAATATCTTTTTTTAGATATTTAGAATTTGTGCATACTGTGAATTTATGGATACGATCTAATCATAAAAACAATGCTGATAATTTACATCACAATGATTATTTTGATTGGCTATTAAAAAATGTTCATAAAGATTATGCGAACTTATTAATATTTTTAGATGATAAACAAAGTTTTGAACATCTAAAACATATTGAAGAATGGAAAACTATTTATTCTGATTTCAAAGATATTGTTCACGATTTCAGAATAAACAATTCCGAATTAATTAATCAAGAATTAGAAAGAGAGAATTAAAAAAATGTGTTTAATTATAGTAGCTAATGATCTTAAATCATTAAATCTTGAAGACATGAGAATTGCCTATGAAAGAAATTCAAATGGCTTTGGATTAATGTATTTAGATAAAAATAATAACTTTGTATCAGATAAGTTTGTTCCGAATGATTTTAATGAAGTAAAAACTTTCTTTAATCTACATAAGAACAACACCGATCAAATGGCAATTCATTTTCGTTTTACGACTGCGGGAGCAACAAATAAAAAGAATTGTCATCCTTTTATTTCTTATAATAAAGATAATAGAATAATCGGAATGATGCACAATGGAGCAAGACTACCAATTCCATTGATACATAAGAACTGTTCGGATACATGGCATTTCAACGAACATAATTTAAAACCTACTTTAAAAAACAATCCCAATGTGATCTTAAATTCTAACTATCAAATTGAATTGGGTGAACATATTGGCAGTGATAAAATGGTTTTCTTAGATAGCAAATCAAGAAAGTTTATTATCATCAATGAGAAAGTAGGAAACTATAAAGGGGCTAATTGGTACTCAAACGAATATTGGGATACTAGAAAATTATACTCTAATTATAAAAGTCTATCTCTTTATAATAATAATTCATTTGATTATGATTATGTAGAAACTCCAACAGATACAGAAATAAAAAAAATGAGCGATAGTGAGATAGAACTATTTATTGATCATTGCGTTTATTCTGAAGACACTTATCCATTGATAGAAACAATTAAAAACTATCGTAAAAAATTAGTTGGAATAAAATAGTAATTATTTCGTCTATATAATTATGCTAGTATTTCTATTATGGATTGCCATTGTAATGGGTGTAATCTTTTGCATGGCTTATATCAATAACCAATCATAAATAATTTGGCGTTCCTGTTCCTGTACGTTTGGCGCAGGAACACCGCCCCCCAAAAAATCTACTTGTGCATGAGAATTTTTTTTTGCCCGCCTAACCAAAAAAAATTGAAGAATGAAATTTTTTTTGGTTAAGAGATACTAAGGAATTACGAAGTAATACATTACTCTTGAAAAAAGAGGGGTACCCCCTAAAATTAGAAGTAGTATATAGTATAACCTAGTATATAAATATACACAGAAAACATGAGCGATTTACTACCAGATTTGTCTTCTATGTCTCAAGAGGAGAGACTTTTGTTTCTCAAGAAGCTTGAGCTTAAGAAAGTACAACTTGAATCTGCAAGGAACTCTAGGGACTCCTTTGGAAATTTCGTAAAAAACATTTGGCCCGACTTCATTGAGGGGAGGCACCATAAAATCATTTCTAAAAAATTAGAAGCCATCAGGGATAAAAAAATTTCTAGATTAATTGTCAATATGCCACCCCGACATACGAAGTCAGAATTTGCCAGTTATCTCTTTCCCGCTTGGATGATGGGCAATAACCCTAAATTAAAGATTATTCAAACCACCCATACAGCCGAGCTAGCCTATCGTTTTGGCCGTAAGGTCAGAAACTTGATGAATGATAACGAATTTAAGTCCGTATTCCCGGGCACGGAGCTACGAGCCGATTCCCAAGCTGCAGGAAGATGGGAAACCAACCACGGGGGGGAGTATTTTGCAGCTGGTGTCGGTGGTTCCATCACAGGGCGTGGTGCAGATTTATTAATTATTGACGATCCTCACTCCGAACAAGACGCTCTCAGTAAGACTGCGATGGAGAATGCATGGGAATGGTACACTTCGGGTCCTCGTCAGCGTCTTCAACCAGGGGGAAGTATCGTTGTGGTCATGACTCGTTGGTCAGAAGACGACTTAACCGAGCGTTTGATCGAGGCTCAAGCCAAAGATCCGCTCGCTGACAAGTGGGAGATTGTCGATTTCCCTGCGCTCATGGACGACGGCACCCCTCAATGGCCAGAATTCTGGAAAAAAGATCAATTAGAAGCGGTTAAAGCCTCACTGCCCGTGGCTAAATGGAATGCACAGTGGCAACAACAGCCAACAAGTGAAGAAACTTCGATTATTAAGCGGGAATGGTGGCAATGTTGGGAAAAAGAACAACCTCCTTTGCAATATATCATTCAAAGTTACGATACTGCCTTCTCTTCGAAGACGACAGCGGACTATTCTGCGATTACAACATGGGGAGTTTTCCATAATGAGATGACGGGTAAGCAAAATATTATTCTCATGGAAGCGGACCGTGGGCGGTGGGACTTCCCCGAGCTAAAAAGGATCGCTTTAGAAAAGAATCATTACTGGCAACCCGAACAAATCATCATCGAAGCCAAAGCAACAGGGATGCCTCTCACCCATGAATTACAAGCGATGGGAATTCCCGTCATTAATTTTACACCGAGTCGGGGTAATGACAAATTAGTCCGTGTCAACAGTGTGGCACCCCTATTTGAGAGTGGAATGATTTGGTATCCAGCGTATAAATGGGCCGAAGAAGTTATTGAAGAATGTGCCGCTTTCCCCTATGGTAGAAATGATGACTATGTGGATTCGATGACACAAGCATTAATGCGTTACCGACAATTTGGTGCGTTACAACACGAGTATGACGAGGAGATTGAGGAACGTCCGAGACGTAGGATTGCTTTTTATGGATCTTAAGGTATAAATAATTATGGCTGAAATTGACAAAACGTTAAACGAAGCACCCACAGGTGTCGAAGAAGAAATTATTACAGAAGGTGTAAGCGAAAGCACACCGTTAGAAGTGGAAGTAGAGGGCGATGAGGCCGTGAGCCTTGGTCCCGTGCCCACGGACACCGGAGACGGATTCGCTGACAACCTAGCCGAAGTTATCGAAGAAGAAACTCTCGCAAAAATTTCCAATGAACTCCGAGCACAGTTCTCGGTCGACCAAACATCCCGAAAAGATTGGGAACAAAGTTACATCAAAGGTTTAGATCTACTTGGTTTCAAATATACAGAAGTTTCAAACCCCTTTAGAGGGGCAGCATCAGTTTCTCATCCACTACTCGCTGAAGCCGTCACGCAGTTTCAAGCAGGAGCTTACAAAGAGCTTCTGCCTGCAGGCGGTCCTGTGAAGACAACCATCTTAGGAGCATCCACTCCTGAGGTGGAACAACAGGCCGAGCGAGTCAAAGAATTTATGAACTATCAAATTACGTACAAGATGAAAGAGTACGATCCTGAAATGGATCAATTACTTTTCCATTTACCGTTAGCCGGTAGTGCGTTTAAAAAAGTTTATTTTGATGGCAACATGGGAAGACCGTGTGCGAAGTTTATACCGAGTGAAGACTTGGTCGTGAACTACGGCGCCTCCGAATTAGAAGATGCGGAACGAATCACTCATGTCATAAAAATTTCTCCGAACGATTTAAAGCGACAAATGATTTCTGGTTTTTACCGAGATATTGAAATTGATGAGAACGACGAATTGTATTCTTCGTATTCGGATATTCAAGAAAAGTACGACGAACTCGAAGGAGTTCAAAAGTCGGAATATTCTGGTCAGTATCAATTACTCGAAATGCACGTTGATTTAGATCTCGACGGGTATGAAAACCTCGGAGCGAATGGTGAGCCCACAGGACTAAAACTGCCTTATGTTGTGACACTGGAACAAGGCACCGGAAAAATTTTATCCATCTATCGAAACTATCTACCGAACGATCCAATGTTCATGAGACAAAAATATTTTGTTCATTACAAGTTTTTACCTGGTCTCGGATTTTATGGTTTTGGTTTAGTGCATATGCTGGGAGGTTTGACAAGAACAGCCACAGCTGCACTACGAGCACTGCTCGATGCAGGTACATTATCCAACTTACCTGCCGGTTTCAAATCACGAGGTCTTCGTGTACGAGATGATGAAGAACCTTTGATGCCTGGAGAATTCAGAGATGTGGATGCACCAGGAGGCGATCTACGAAATGCGTTAATGCCTTTACCGTATAAAGGACCCGATGGAACTTTATTTCAGTTATTAGGATATGTCGTGGATGCAGGTCGAAGATTTGCAGCGATTGCCGATATGAAAGTGGGAGATGGTTCACAGGCTAACCCTGTTGGTACAACCATGGCACTTTTAGAACAAGGTTCCAAAGTGATGAGTGGTATTCACAAAAGATGTCACTATGCCCAAAAAGAAGAATTTCAATTACTCGCCAGATTATTTGCAAGCGCTTTGCCAGGAGAATATCCGTATGAAGTTGCGGGCGGTGATCGTGCCATTAAGACAACCGACTTTGATGAAAGAGTGGATGTCATTCCTGTTTCCGATCCGAATATCTTTTCGATGAGTCAGCGAATTATGTTGGCACAAACTCAATTACAATTAGCTCAAAGCAATCCCGAACTTCACAATTTATATGAAGCGTATCGCAGAATGTATCAAGCATTAGGTGTTCAACAAATTGAAAATATTTTACCTCCACCCGCAGGACCTCAACCGATGGATCCTGGTGTGGAAAATTCTCAATCCCTAATGATGGGACAATTGACCGTGTTCCCCGATCAAGATCATATTGCTCACATCGAAGCACACCGTGCCTTTATGAGTTCGTATTTAGTGAGAAACAATCCACAAGTTTTAACTATACTTCAAGCACATGTTATTGAACACGTTTCTGCACAAGCACGAAACGAAGTGATGATGGAATTACAACCTGTTCTACAACAAGAAGCGGCAAAGTTTGGAGGACAAGTTCCACCTGAACTACAACAACAGTTCCAAGCACAAATTGAAAAACAAGTAGCGGTGAAGATAGCAGCAATTACAGACGACATGGTCGCTGAAGAACAAGAAGCTTTACCATTAGGAAGTGGTCCCGATCCTTTAGTCGATTTAAAGATGAAAGAATTAGATCTCGAGCAACAAAAAATTAATGTTGATGCAGCTGATGACTTAGCTCAACATAAATTAGAAGAAGAAAAACTAAGTTATAAAAAGCAATCTGATGCTGCCAAACTAGCACAACAACAAACAATTCAAAATCAAAGAGTCGCTGTTCAAAGGGAAAGATTAAATGCCTCTAAAAAAAGGTAGTAGTAATCGCACAGTTAGTGATAATATATCTAAACTGAGGAAAGAAGGTAAACCTCAAAAACAAGCGATTGCGATCGCATTACAGAAGGCAGGTAAATCGAATGTCAAAAAAAGAAAAAAATAAAAATCCTTTAGATGAAATTGATAGAGCTTCTGTTGATTCTCTTACTTACGAATTTAAAATGTTATATAGTTTATATGTTTCCCAGGGCCAAGATCCTTTAGCCATTGCTAGTTCTTTTCTAGCTGCAGGTCAGTGGGCTATGAACCGAGAATTAGGTTTAAAAGAAACTCAAGATCTGTTAAGATTATTGGCAAATTATAAATACGAGGTTATTACTCAAACAAATAGTACAATACACTAGGAGATTACGATGGCACTAAAACCAGTTGATAAAAACAAAAACCCAGGTCTAGCAAAATTACCAACGGGTGTAAGAAACAAAATGGGCTACATGAAAAAAGGTGGCGCAGTGAAGAAAAAAGATGGCGGAATGGTTTTAGAGATTGGCTTACGTCCAGCTACTGAAAAGGAAATGAAAGAAGCAAAGAAGATGGCTAAGGTCAAAAAAGCTAATGGTGGTATGGTTCGTGGCACAGGAGCTGCGATCACAGGAAAAGGTTTTAAGGGAGTATTTTAATGTCTTTAACAGATAAAATTAAAAAAATAGCAGGAATGTTTGGAATCAAAATAGAAGGCGGAGCAAGCATTAGCGAAGTTATTAAACAAGCTGAAGAAGCAGGAATGTCTGAAGAAGAGATTCAAGAGATTAAAGATGAATATAAAAAAGCCAAAGATAAATCAGCTAAAGAATTTTCTAGAGGTGGAGTCGTTAAAAAAGCAAACGGCGGAATGATGAACAAAGGAACAAAAGTTCGTGGTCAAGGGGCAGCTATCCGTGGCACAAAATTTAAGGGAATATTTTAATGGCTGTTCAACAACTATCCAAAGAAGAAGCCAAGAAGGAAATTAAAAGACTCAAGGAAGAGATCAAAGAGGACGCTTCCAAAGAAGAAAAACTGATGGAGCGAATTCAAGAGATTGAAGATTCTCAAAGACGCATATACGAAGAAGGTAATCGTGAGATCAGAGATAAGATTAGAGATGAGTCTAAACAAAGTAAAAAAGAAGTTGTTGAAGCTAAAAACGGTGGGATGATGAACAAAAAGAAACTCACTCGAACAGTTCCCCCTAAAAAGGGACCTAACTCTCAAGGCATGAGAGGAACCGGTATTGCAATTCGTGGTACCAAATTCAAAGGAGTATTCTAATGGAACAAATTAAAAAACTTTGGAATGAGCACCCTGTTAAAAGATGGTTTGTCGTAGGACTAATCGCAGGATGGGTAATCGCAACTTATGTTATCTAAATTACTAGGCGGATCTTTAGTCGACACTGTTGGTAAAGTTATCGACAGTGTCCACACATCCGAGGAAGAAAAACTTGCCGCAAAAACAAAACTCAAAGAATTAGAAAACGAAATTAATTCCAAACAAATGGATATTAACTTAGCCGACGCTAAGTCCACGGCTACTGGTATTGGTGGTATCATGCAAAGATCTTGGAGACCTTTGATTGGTATGAGTTGTGCTTTAGCTATCTTGTGGGAGTATGTATTAAAACAATTTATTATTTTTATTCTTGCAGCTTTCAGTATTCCCCATAATCCTTTACCCGAACTTGATATGGCGACTTTATTTCCGTTAGTCATGGCACTTCTAGGCATGTCGGGCATACGTTCGTTCGAAAAATTAAAGAAAATTAATTCCGATAAATAGTGGAAGCAAATATCTATTCAGCGATTTTACGTCTAATAAAGACTAGACAAGACGATGTAAAGTCTGTAATCATAGATGGAAACGTAGAGAGTTGGGATAAATACCAATACCTAGTTGGTCAACTAACTTCTCTTCGCAAACTCGATTCAGACATTAGGGATCTGTTTCGCAAATGGGAGGTAGACGATGAAGTCGACAACGGGGCTGATAATGCCCAACGAAAAAAAGATAGTGGGGATAAAGCCCGCTGAGAAAAAAGAAGAAGATAAAAAGAGCGACCTTAGTAAAGTCCCCAAACCAACAGGTTGGAGATTAATAGTTCTTCCCTACAAAGGTGTAGGT